ACCTACCGCCGACTGCGCGGATCAAGTACAACGAGATGGAGCGCGAGATGTTCACGATGCTGGAGCAGCGCGAAGTTGAAGCATTCAACGCCGCAGCGCGCACGCAGAAATGTTTGCAGCTTGCCAACGGCGCAGCTTACGTCACACCCCTGGAAGACGTAGGCGATCTCCTGGGTGGCAGAGATTTCCGCGAACTGCACACCGTCAAGCTCGAAGCATTGGAGAGCATCATCGAGGAAGCTAACGGGAGGCCGGTCTTAGTCAGCTACGAATTCAAAAGCGACGCTGTGCGGATCGCCAAAGCGTTTCCGAAAGCGGTGCTGCTCTCAACGCAAGACGGTTTTGAAACATTCCTCAAGAAGAAATCACCACTCGGACTCGCGCATCCTAAGAGCATGGGCCACGGCATCGATGGGCTTCAGGACGTGACCAACATCATCGCGCACTTCGGTCACAACTGGAGCTTAGAGCTGTACGATCAGATCAACGCGCGGATCGGCCCGGTGCGCCAAGCACAAAGCGGCTACGAGCGACCGGTGTACATTCACCATATCATCGCCCGCGATACGGTGGACGAGATGGTGATGAGCCGACGTGAGAACAAACGTGGTGTGCAGGATATTCTTCTTGAAGCGATGAAAGCGAGGAAGCAATGACTAAATGTGTAACACCCAACAAAACCTGTTGCCGTTTTGAATGCCGAGATACGTGCCAAGATAGATTAAAAGACGCGCAACGGTCCTTAAATAAAAGCACGGAAGCTATGCCACCGCGCGCTCTCGATGTTCAGGTGGGTGGCAACCACTACAAAGGCATGGCGATCCAACCCATCGAATACTGCCACCACAACAAGCTCGGTCCATGCGAGACAGCAGTGGTGAAGTACATCAGCCGGTGGCGCGAAAAGGGTGGGCTTGAAGATTTGAAGAAGATCAAGCACTATGTTGATCTGCTGATCGAGCTGGAAGGGCTCGACAAACCCGAGCCCACGATCAATATGTGTGAGTGGATGAAGCCGTGAGCCAGATCGACGACGACATCGAGAACTACGGCCTTGACCGGCACGACGAGGGCGATGAACCACGCTCCAACGAATGCCGGCGTTGCGGCAAGAACGGGCTCACCTGGGAGCAGGACGGTGAGCGGTGGGTGCTCCTAGACCACCACGGTGAGATTCACCGCTGCGATCCGGCCAGGATCACCAAGCTCGCCGCGGCCGACTTCGACAAGCTGGATTGACGACTTTCCAACTCGTCAAGACCATCTCTAGGTGGTCTTGACCACCTTCTGAACTACCCGCTCCTCGCCCGCGTCGATCCGCTGTGCGACGCCACGATGCCACGCGGTGACGCCACAAACGGCTCCAGGCACCGCGAGCGCCGTGGTGACGGCCATGACGACCGTGGGGATGGCGTTGAGCACGCCTAGGTCTTTCCCGAGCACAGCGATCACGCATAGGTAGATCGTGCCCAGGACGAGCGCCAAGCTCCCCAAGGCGAGCACGTAGCCGTTCAGCGGTCGCCAGCTCCATTGAAGCCAGTGCTCGGCCTTGGCCTCGCTCTGCATGGTCGTGTTGACCGCAGCCACGTCGGTCGCGTCGGCTTGCCGCATCGACACTTCGTAGTCGTAGCCGGCCTTGACCAAGACTTCCTCGTGCTTGGCTTCCAGCTCGCGCAGCTTGAGCACGTTCTCCGGTGACAGCGCCGCGGCCACCGCGTCGGGAGTTGCGTCGGGCGCGAGCCCGAGCGCCCCGCGGATGAGGCTGGCGATGATGCCGCCGCCCGGTACGGCGGACGCGAGGATCGGTAGACCGACGTTGGCAAGGGTCTTGCCTAGGTCTTTCCAGTTCATTTCTGATGCTCCACGGATGGCCGGCCCGAGGCCGAGCGAGCCCGCAAGCTCTCGGGCATTGCCAGATTGAGGCGCTTGCGCTCGGCTTCGGTCAGCGTGAGCACGTAGGCCATGTTGCGAAGCTCCTCAACCACGGTCGCGTTTTGGTTGGTGCTCTTGAAGTCGTGCCAAATGCTGAAGGCAAGAATTCCAAGAGCGCAGACTACGAGCACAACGGTTCGACCGCTTGCCCGAAGATTGACACCGAATGCGGAGATTTCCATGTCGTCATGCCGTCCTTGTTTGAGCACGGTCACGTTGTCTCCCGCTTCGTGTAGATCGCTTTGCCGTTCTGAAACACCGCGCTCCACACTTCGCGCCTGGGATTTTCCGAAAAAGACACGTGGACCCATGTTCCCTCCGCAATCAACTGATCGAACTGGATGTCGGATGCCGCGATTGAATCCACAATCGCACTCGGCGTACCGAAACCCGGACAGGTGAAGTCTTCTGCTTTGAATTCTTTGTGCTGTGATGTGGGCTTGCCGTGGATGGCTTCGTTCAGCGCATCGCAGCGGTAGCCTGAATCGTGATGCAGCGGATGCCCAAGCCGCACTTGCACTTGTTCGAGCCCTTCCGCCAACGCTCGCCCGTTCGGCAACAGCTCATCCGGTGGGGTGTTGCCTATCCCCAACCGGATTGCCGTGCTCGAAGCGCTTAGTGCTTCGAGCGTGAAGTGCTCGGAAAGTTGCAAACTGCTACTCGGTCTTGACCGGCTCGACGCTCACACCGAGCGCCTTGACATCGGCGAGGAACGAGTCGATACCGGCGAGCACCTTGGCCTGCGCTTCGCGCTGCTTCAACACGCCCTGCACGTCCACCGGCCCCATGTCGGGAAGAACTTCGACGCCCGTATTGGGGTGGAACTTCCGCATGAAACACACGGCATTCGCTCCGTGTTTCTGAAGCGTTACACCGCCGTCCTTCTTTACTTCGTCGTACCGCTGATAGTCGATCATGCTTTACTCCTGTTGTGGTTGAAAGATTAAACGAGCGCAACGCTTTGCAAAGAGCCGGCGTTGTTGTAGTACAACTTCGTGGTAGCACCGGAAGTATCGCGCCACAGCATCCATTGCCCGGCTGCGATGTCCGAAGTGGTCGGTATTCCGGCCCCGCTTCGCGCGACCAAAATGCACCCGCTTCCTGATACCCCAATTCGGGTCGTGTCCACCACGCTGTTGACGGTGACGGCTTGGATTAAGTTTATATCCCCGGAATTCGCGCTGTTACGCGAAGCCAACACAGAGGAATAGGCGATGTTGAGCCCGCCCTGGTTTGACGGATTGGTTCCAAGTCGAATTGAGCTACCGGCGATCACCACAGCAGGCGTGATGTTGAGGATGCCACCCGCCGTCACGTCAAGTGTTGGCGGCGTGCCGTTGCCGCCAGTTATAGTGACGTTGCGGTTGGACGAAGCGGTGTGGAGGATTTGGAATTGCCCAAGCGTCGCGCCGCTGCCGTCGGTCCTGAAGGTGTGGATTCCGGTACCCTTGGTGTCGTAGAACATATTGATTGCTGCGCTGGTACCCACTGCTAAAAAGCCGGGATTGCTCGCAGCGCTACCCGCGGCTTGAATAAAATCAACAGAACTTCCAACGTGACCTACGCGGAACTGCTCGCTTCCGTTGTTCGTCTTGAACTGTATAGGACCGGTATCACCGGAATCGAACACATGGCTGAATACGGCCGCCCATTTAAATGAGGGGGACCCAAGTTGATTGACGTTGTCGGTATGCGGGAAAATTCCGCCGCTCCCCGAAGCGACGACATCTGCCACTTGATTGCCTGCTGCGCGCAAAGAAAGAGTGCCAGCGGGGTTATCGACTATCGGTGTCAGAGCACTCACAACAAACGTAACCGAGCCATCCGCATTGACGGTGAGCTTCGGGGTTCCCGCGATCCCGAGACTCACCGTGGAACCACTGATGGCGAGCGGCTGGAAGGAAACAGTGCCGGTGTTGTCCACCCCGTCGATTATTGCGGCAGTTCCCGCGCCTATACGAACGGCTTTTGTAATGCCGCGCACCACTATCTTGGAAGCTGTATCGAGGGCAGTGCTTCCGAACAGGGCTGAATCTCCAGCCACCTGAAAATTGGTGCCTACCACAAAAGTAGTCGCCGTTCGCGCAGCCCCATTGATGTCGAGTGTTAGAGCGGGATTGGAAGTACCTACCCCCAGGCGCTTGTTCGTGTTGTCCCAAAATAGGTTCGGGTCTTGCGCGAGCGTGTTCCCCGCAGCGCCGAACGGGACTTGGCCGATGACAGTCGTGGTGAGCGCAACGCCGAGTGAAGCCCCGAACGCGAGAGCACCGGCTGCGTCGAATCCTAAGAACTTACCGGCCCGCACTTCAGCAGCCGGGAAATCGATTGGCGCAACCGCATCGATCACCGGGAATTTCAACGTGCGATCGCGCAACTGCTGCACCGCGATCATCGCGCGATCCACCATCTTCTCTACGTCATCGGGCACCCACGGTCCCGGCGTGATGAGATCGGTGCCCTGCGTGTCCGCCATCACATTGCCGCTGATGGTGAGCGTCTTGGTGTTCGCTATCGGCGAGATCGCGCCGATGGTGGTGATCGTGCCGCCTGGGTTGATGTCCTGGTTGCCGTTGAGCTGCACGGTGTAGTCCGTGTTCAGCACCAACAACTGCTGCACTCCGGTTGCTGTGGTGAGCAGCGTTATCGAGAGATCGAGCTGAGAGAAAGCCTTGAAGGCGAAAGCGAAGACCGTAGCGATGCCGGTGCCGACGTAGGGACCGGCTTTGCGGATCGCGTCGCTGGAGATCGTCATGGGCTATTTTCCTCGCGTGATTTTACGACTGACGTGGGGCATCCTTGGGCACCCTTACTTGCGGTTCGAGCCCACAATTAACGCTCCAGGGTTGTCGGTCTTGCCTTGGCCCATCGTCACAAGGCCATCCACTGTGGCGTTGATCTGCCCGGCCGGGTAGTGGAACAAGACCCCGCCCACGTTATCCGCTGCCTTGAGCAAAGCCTCGTCCACTTCGCCTTGGTTGATCTGCTTGCCAAGCTCGGCTATCGACGCGAACAACCGCACCGACGCCGGCCCCTGGTAGTCGCCAGTGAGTCCGAGCGCGGTCTGCGCGGCTCCGCTGATCTCTCGCAGCCCGACCATCGTGCCGAGCCAATAAGTCATCTGATCGGCGATCAACTGACGCGCGAGCTTTTCTTCCCAATCCGGTGTGTCGTCGCCCGAATGGAGCGCCGCCTTCATCAACGTGCCCAGGGCAGCGGGCACCGAGTAGAGCAGCAACACATCGACCATCAGCCGGCCGATGGAGAGCGGGTTTTTGAAGTTGGTGCGCCCGTAGGCTTCCGCCGTCAAGTTGTAGGTGGTGTTGAAGAACGAGTAGAAGTTGGTGAACAACTTCAGCATCGGCCCACCGCGCTGGATAGCGGACAAGTCTTTGATCTGCCCCGAGCCCTGCGCATCGATCACTGCCTGATCGGCCTGGGCACGAGCGTTCAGCTCATCCGCGCCGCCCTCGATAGCCTTGTGGTATTGGCCCAACCAAGTCGGGATGTCCGCCACGAGCTGCATCTTCGTGATGAGATAGAAGTAGCTCGATACGAGCGCCGTATTCTTGCCCTCGACTTGGTTGCGAATCTCGTTGATCTCGCGCTGCATCGTCTTCGCGCGCAACCGCATGAACTCCGACTTCTCGTAGATACGCTTGGCGCTGTTCTCCATGCGAGTGGAGTCACCGAGAAATTCAGCCAGCCCGCGCGCCACGTACTTCGGCCCGATCCGCACCATGCTCTGCGTGAGCCCAATCGGCTGCAAGAGCGCCGTGGTGAGCCGCCAACCAAGACCGGCTATGGTTGCGCCCTGGCGGATATAGTTGATGCTGCGCTCGAACGCATTCTGCGCCGGCAGCTCGCCCGTTGCCACGTCTTCGAGCGTATGGCGCAGCGCGTCAAGCGTTTCGGGACCGTAATGATCCCTGATCGCCGTGTCGATCCCGCGAGAGCGCAGCAGCCGGTTGGCGTCGGTGAGATATTCCTGCCACGACAACCGGTGGATCACTTCGGTGATGTGCTGCGTGACCACGCCGAAGTCTTTGCGCAGCGGCCGGTTCACCACTTTGCTCGCTCGCTCTTTGGTGAACGAGTCGCGCGTTTTGGCGACGCCGCGTACACCGCGCCATTGGTCCATGATGCCTGCTGCTGCCTCATCGGCGAGCGCGCGAGTGCTGCGCGTGGTGTCGTACTTCGCCGGCAGATAGCCGCCCGCGTACACGCCATGCTGCGTGACTACTTGCCGCGGCTCGACCCACTCAGGCTCCATGCCGGTCAGACGTTTTTGCAGATCGCCGATCTGCTTCTTGTACGCACCGATTAAGTCCCACGTCGCCTGCACGAAATCCATCTCGGTCTTGGAGAGCGTATCCACGATGGCGTCCACTTGCTTCTTCGTCCAGTGGTCGCCATCCATCAACCGTTGTAGATTGCCGTCGTTGCCGGTGTTGAGCGCCACCATCAGGCGTCCCTCGCGCGACAAGCTCGCGTTGATGGCGGGGATGAAGGTCTTTTCCTTCAGGTGGCCCTTGTCGAACAGCGGCTTGAAGATGCGCTGCATCTCAATGGTCGCCTGCTCGCGCATGGTGGTTTCCGTGTCGCCTGACTGATTCATCGGGCGCACGAACAACTGCCACAGCTTGCCGTTGTCCTTGAAGCCGTCCATCTCACGCCACAGCGACGCGAACTTGCGGTGCATGGCGAAGAACTCCGTCACGCCATCACGCATCCGGGCCGACCACGTGTTGTGCTCCAGACGTTGCGGCAAAGTCTGTTTGGCGTTGGCGTTGATCTCCGCCACCGCAGCGTCCACAGTCGCAGTGAACTCGCGTTGATCGGCGAGCTTCAGCAGTTTGTGCTTGAGCCGCCCCAAGTGTTCGATGTTGCGCACCGAGTCGGTGAGCCCACGGAATTGCTCCATAGTCATCTCCTGGTACGGCATGCGCATCGCTTCGTTGGCGATCTCGGGATCGATCACCGGCTCGAATCCTTGGTCTTTCTGCGACTCCATCCAGTCAAGGAGCGACGCCTTGCGCTTGGCTTCCTTCAACGTGGTCTGCCGCAGATCGAAGCGCTCCAGCATGGCGGTGATCTGCTCACGGTAGGCCGGATCGATGGTCTTGGAATCGGCGACCTTGCGCAGATACGCGATGCTGGAATTGATCTCGTCGAGCGCAGTGTGCGCCGCCTTGGCCGCGTAGTTGTTCACCAATTCGTTCCGCTTTTCGGTCGCCGCTTCCACGATCTTGTCGGCGGTGAAGGCTTTCTGCGCAGCTTTAGCGGCACGAGCTTCAGCCGCTTCGTATTGCGCCGGCCGGATGTCACGTAGCTTCTTGCGAGCGATCATCTTCTGCGCAAAGTCGCGCGCCGCGGTGGTTAAGAGCTTCTTGCTGCCAGTCGCCTTGGTGAGCGCCGCCAGTTCAGTCGCCAAGACCTTCGCGCGCAGCTCGTTGTGAATGGCTTTGTCTGCTGCGGTGGCGATGGCTTGCTGGCTGGTGAGATCACCGTAGCGTTCGAGCATCCGTTGATCGGTCATCCCCTCGATCACCGAGCGCGCGGGCTCCACATCGACGAGCTTGCGCACCAGCTCGTCGCCGCTGCTGAAGCCGAACATCTCGGCGACTAGGTTGGGATCGAGCCCTTCGGGGCTCGTCATGCCGTACTTGCCCACGCCGAGCTTCTTGAGATCGGGATTCCCCAAGCCGGTAGCCGGGTACATCGACGCGAGCGCTGCGGTGTTCAGTTTGAATCCAGCTTCAGCCTTGACCGCTTCGCCTTCGGGTCCGACCGTTTCTCCGGTCTTCAACCAGCGCATCGCTTGGTAGATCGGCTGCGCGTTCACTTCCGCAGCGACTTCCGCGCGCACGCCCTTGCGCACCCGCGCGGCCGACGCCTGGAGTTTCTTGATCTCAGCGTTGCGCGCGTTCGACAACCACTTCATGTCGCGGAGCGACCGGGTTTGGAGTGTGTCCACCGCGTCCTGGGTGGCGCTCGTGCCTAGGTCTTGATAGCCCTTCCACTCATCCTGCGACACGCCCATCTTCGCGGCGTCGTCAAAGAGCGGTGAGTATCCTCGCTGGTTCTCAGCCGCGATGATCTCGCTGTTGGTGGCGAGCATCCGGTCGAGCACACCGCGCACTTCATCGGTGAGCTGCACGTTGAGAGCACTGAGCTGCCGGTACACGTTGAGCATCCAGGCGCGGAAGCGCGCGAAGATGCCTTTCATCTCGGGTGACGGCGTGGTGCCATCGAACAGATACGCTTCGAAACCGCGGGCAAATTGCTCGTGGTACGGGCGCTTTTCGTCGAGGGTCATGGTGCTCCACGTCGCCATGTCCTTCACGCCGAACCAGTTGAGCAAGCTCGCCATGTCGCGCTTCAGCTCGGGCGGCGCATTCTCCTGCGACGCCATGTGGTTCATCACTTCCAGATAGAAGTGGCCTGACTCGTGCAAGAAGGTTGAGAGATCGGCGTTTTGCAGCAGCATGATGGTAGCCGGTGATTGCCCGATGCCTTCACCGAAGGAGATGCCGCCCCGGTTTTTGTCACCGCCCTGGAACAGCGGGAAGCCTTTGCCAAGCACCGCTTCTTTCATCGCTGGTGTGATGGTGAAGCCGGGTTGCTGATTTGCGCTGACAAACTTCTCACGCTCGAAAGCGCCTACGCCTATGCGCTGACCAGTTGGCTCTATTTGAACTGGAATGGTTTCAACCTTCCCGCCGCCCATCTGTGCAAGTATCTTGTTGGCGACAGCAGTCACCATCGACGGCTTGCTATCCGGTATTTGCTTACCCGCTTTCTTGAGATCGTCGATCTCGCGCTGCGTGAGCGGAGCTTGGCCCTGCTCGTTGCCGTAGAACTGTGCCGGCCACACCGCGTTGAAGCGAAGATTTTCCCCGCTGATTCTTCCTTCTGTCTCGGGACTATTGACGATCTGATCGGTGATGTCGCCACCGGCTGCTACGCGCAACTCTTTATCGCTGAAGGTGCGATTCAGCACTCGGCTGTCGCTGCGTCCTACCGCATCGATCTCAATACCTTTGTCAGTTTTCTTCCACGTCAGTTCGCGGATATTTTCTTGCAGCGCGTGCGTGTAGAAACCGATCTGCTGTTGGCCGACAGTCCAGGCCACGCGGTCGATGTTGTGATCGACGGCGTAGCGGATGATGCGCTTCATGGCGAGCGCCACCCAGGCTTGCGTATCTTTGACGAATGGCGCAGTGGGAACGCCGCGGTCAGCAAGACGACGCGGTTCAGTACGCTCAACGATGTCACGCATTTCTCGCATTACAGGACTCATTCGGCCCATAGCGCGTACAGCTTCTTCACGATCTACGTATTCCGCGATAGATCGCCCATCAACTTTATCAACGATGACGAACACTTTCTGCGGCTCATCGCTGAATCCTTCCTCGCGTCCTTGTTGGGCGCGTTTGGATTGAATCTCATCGACGAACAAGACCGGCTTGCCATCAGCACCTTGGTGCGTCTTGTAACGCACCCATACTACGCCCTTGCCTTCGCCGATGTGCCCAAAGTGCGTGGTGTCGCTCGTATCGAACGATTCAATGCCCGGCACCCATAGCACCATCTCCCGATAGTCTTTGCCGCCTTTGGTTTGGTAGGCATTGGGGTGAACCGTTGCCAGCGTGTTGTTAGGACCGCGTGTTTGCGTGCCGCCTTCGTTTTCCAGTTGCCTACGCGCCAAGCCCATCCAGTATTCGCTATCGTCACTGAACGAAGCGTTTTCGATATACGACTGAACTTCTTGCTGGTAGCGATTTTCTTTTTCTTTTTCTACTTCTTGATTAGCGTCATCGAACGAATCGTATTGCCCGATCTCGTTGCCGTCGTAGTCAGTGGCAGTCCAATACGGAGCGCCGTCGTACGCATCTTTGATGTTGGCTAGCGCCCAACTTTGAGCGTGGTCGCTGCTACTGAATTCAAGCGTTTCAACCCCAAGCGCGTGTGATGCCCACTTTTTACGCGGACCATCCGGGTACATCTCTTTCAGCTCGTCCAGATCATTTGGACGATCTTTTTTATCGGTTGGTATATCCCACGACAGTTCTTTAATGCCCCAATGTTGCCCTTCACGAATCATGTCTGCCGGCAGCTTCACCACTTCGTAAGTCGGTACAACCAACTTCGGTTCACTGATGCGAACGTAAGCACTGCCGCGTGCAGAACTCTGCGCTTCGTCTTCAAGTTGGTTATACCACAATTCTTTAGCGCGAGTCTCTACGTCGTCTTCCGAAAAGTCGTCTTCACTCTCAATCACATCGCCATCTTGCATCGGCTCACCGAGAATGGTGGTGCGCACTTCGGTTTCGCCATCGGTGTGAAGGTACGCGAGAATTTCATCGCGCGAAATTGCTTTCGGTTTTTCCGGTTGAAATTGCTGCGCACCAACCGGTTCGACAGAAACAATCACGCCAGTTGTTCTGGCTATGTCGTTAGCGTACTCATTGGCAGCACCGTACGTTTCAAAAATCTTACCGCCGGCCGTGAAATTACTACTCTCGGCAGCAGGAGCTTGACCGGTTTCAGCCAAAGTATATAACCAATCGAGAATCCCCGATGCTTCTACTTCAGCCTTCTTCACGCCCTTCTGCGAGAGCCCTTCAATGATCTTCTTCCACTCCGCGGCCGGTGCAGTTTCTACCTTGAGCGCTTCGACTTGAGCCTGGAGCGCTGAGTAATACCAAAGAGAAGGTGGGACTGAACTTTGATTGAGAATGTTCGGATCGGTCGTGCTGTACGTGCCGCGGTTGTTCACTGATTTGATCTGCTCTGGATGGAAAGCGATGTAGTGGACAGTTTCTTCGTGAACTCCTTCCATGCCCTTACCGTATTGGCGTTTATAGCCGAACTTTTCATTGACGGTGTGATCGATAACCCCATCGAAGCCAGCGCGTTCCAACGCTTCACGTACCGCTTCATGCGATACCAAGTCACCTTTCTCATCGGTGAGATATAGAATGCCTTCTTCTTCACGAAGTATATCCAAAATTTCTGATGCCTTACCGCCGCCGTCGTCCATGAAACGTTCTTGCACACTAGCGATAGCTTCGTGAACTTTCTCGTTGTTGTAATAGTTATACGACACTTGTTGAAGCGCATCGAGGAAGTCAACTAACGTACCGGTCGGCTCACCGTATTCGTCGGTCTTTTCATCGTAGTTTGAATCGTAGGTCAGAAATGTTTCTTTCTCACCGCCGAGTTGAGCCGGATTTTGAATCGACAAATACACAGGGAGCACCGCGCCTTGGGACTCAACACCAAGTTGTTCTTTTGCAACACGACGAGCGTCAGCCATCGTCGTGTCGTTCATGTCCAAATCTTTCTCCTGAACAATTTGTTCAGCTCTACGCTCTATCTTACTTGTAAGGTCCGGTCCCTCACCCGCGTAGTTCGCATTGACATCACGCAATGTATTGGTGAAATAGAAACCGCCACCAAGATCGCTTTCGGTATTCGCACGTGCTTTATCGAACTGCGTGAAGTCACCCGTAGTGCCGTGGTACACAACGAGCGGTTTGCCGTTGGCATCCACCACTTTCGACTTCTTGAACCACTTTTTGAATGCCGAGCTGCGCACTGGCGGCGCAGATTGGTGCAAGATGTTCGGATCATTCGGATCGAACGCCCCGCGGTTGCCGATGGCGGATTTGATTTGCTCTGGGCTGTAGACCGCAATGGCTTTTCCGGGGAAATCGTTCGCGTAATACGAATCAAATCCGGCTGCACGTATCGCTTTTTGTACCTCGGGGCGCTCAAGCATCTCCCAATCGCCGTTCTCTAGCTCCCCTACCATCCAAGACGCTACTTTCTTTCCTTCAGCAAGGGCCTTCGTCGCAATAGCAAGATGTTGTTTGTTCGCGTAGTCGAACGGCCTCTCTGCTTTCAAGTACACGGGCATGATGTTCTTGCCGTATTGTCCTGCCCACCGCTCCTCTGGATGGAAATAGAACCCACCGCGACGACGACCAACCCCCGCGCTAAACGACGGCGTTTTCTTAAACTCGTCGAACACAGCGTCAGTCCCGTGATACACCACCAGCGGCTTGCCGTCAGCGTCCACCACTTTGCTGTCGCCGAACCACTTCTTGAATTCCGGTGTCTGCGTCTGATCTACCGCAGCTTGGTTCAAGCGATTGGACTTGAACACTGCCGGCACGCCTTCAGCCGTTTTCTCCGGGCGGTTCGACTTGAACACTTCCGGCTTGTAGTTCGGGTTGGCGTGCCAGCGTCGGTCATCCGCGAAGCCCTCGACGCGCTCACGCAACGTCGGCACGTAGTTGGTTTCTTCCACGTCGGTAGTGCCGCCTGGACCTTCCCACCAGCCGACCGGGTTGCTCGTCTTCTCCTGCGTCAGCGTGTTGGGCGAAGCCACGTTCTCCGCTTTGATGTTGAGCGGATACTTCACGTACATCTGCTCCGGTGTGAGCCCGACGCGCTGGCCCATCACTGTATAGAACGACGCCATGAGCTTCGCGTAGGCTCCATTCACATCTTTCGTGAACCGGTTCGCTGTCGTGAGCTGCCCAAGCAGCTCGCGCTCAACGTTACCCATCGACTCCTTGATGGCTCCGGTGAACTCTTGTTTGGACAAGACCGCTTCGACTTGCTTCTGCGCTTCAGCCACAAAACTCGCATCGTGCGCTTCGGTCACAGTCGGACCTTCGGGCGTCGTGCTCAGTTGCGGGATCAACTCCTTCTCCACCCCGGTGCCGGGGAAGGTCGCCATGAACTCACCGGTTGGGATGCGCACCTTACCGTTCGTGGTGAGCGCATCGGGTAGTGCTGCCGATGTCTCAGGCATCTTCTGCGCGAGCTGCGCTTGGTCCATGCCGGCTTTCGCCATGCTCTGCGCGAAGCCCTTGGCGTCGATCCACACCGCATCGACTTGGCCTTGAGCGGCAGCGGCGTTCACGAACTGCGCAAAGGTTTCCGGTGAGCGAGCGCGCAGCTCCGATTGCTCGGCGATCTCCGAGAGTTTCGTAATCACCGCAGCATCGTGGGTGGCTACTTCCTGCTGATGCTTCGCGCCCGCCACCGCGCCGAATGCGCCACCGGTCACACCACCCACCACGAAGCCCTGGGCGATGTTCTCCATCACCTGATCGAACATTTCCTGGTTCGGATTGAGCAGCCCCTTCACCGCAAGATTCTGCGAGAGCTGTTCACCACCGCTCTGTATGGCTTCGGTTAATGCTTCAGTCGCAAAGCCCTTGGCGGTACGCGCAGCCACCCTACCGCCCTCGGTGAGTATGGTGCCAAGAAATCTTCCCCCGAAGTAGTTTGTGATCGCGTCAACAACTCCACCCGCAGCTCCCGACGCTTCCGCTGCCATTCCACTAAGCCGCAGTCGAGCCGCTTCAGGAGAATAGCCCGCTGCAATAAGTTGCTGGAACTTCGGGGATTGCGCAAGTTGCTCATTCGTTACCTCATCGGCCTGCTGCCGCGTTTGCATATACTGCTGCCCGTATCCAGCCGCTCCTTCTGTCGCAGCGCCCAAACGCGCCATTGTCTCAGCCCCCGCGTGAATCGCAGCCTCACGCGCGAGCGTGGGCGACATACCACTGGCAAGCGCTGCCGCCTCAGTTCGTGCAGCCACACCCTTAGTGAAATAGACGCTGAGCCCGAGCGCCAACGATGTAGGCAGCGATTGGATTGCATCGCCCACAACTTTGATTGGAGACAGATACGCGGCTTTGTTCGGGTCGAGAGTGGCATAGCGCAGATCACCATATTCTATTTGCGCAGCGGGGTTGATGTTCTTCATGGTTTCCGTGCTCGCCCTTTGCATCTCTTGTGCAAAACGCGAGAACATCAACCGCGGGTCTTCGTACGCTTGGCGTTCGAGCTGCGACATATCTTTCATCTTGTCGGCAGCTTGTTCTTCGCTGATCGTGAAGCCTATCCCGAACTGCTTGCGCAACGATACGTCAAGCAGCTTCGATGTAACACCGAGTAGTTGTTCAAACCCGGACTTGGCGGACGCACCCAGGTAAGTACGAAGCGTGCGCTCGAACGTATTCAGGTTTTCAACGTCGTCGTGCGCGAGCGCCGCGAATTGCGGATTGAACAGTTGTTGTTCGAGCACCGGAGAAGTGGAAACCAACGAGCGTATGTCGTTGGCGCGTGCTCGCTGCTGTATCGCTTCTTCATTGCGATTGACGACATCGACGGGGATGCCGGTCTTATCCGACAGCGCTTGGTTGCTCGCCGCTTTGTCGGGATCGATGGTCAACGCTTGGTTGAGCGATCCCTTCAGCGCCGTATCGCGTTGCTCTTTGATCTGCGTGACGGCGTTCGATACGTCGTCAACCGGCTGCGCTTGCGAAGGCTCAAGCGCTCCTACCGCATCGGTGATCGGTACGTCAGTGACCAGCTCGGTCACGGCTCGTATTCACCGGTTGCCGTGATGCCGCGGCCGGGCGCAGTCTTCGGGTACTTCTTCGGATTCATATTGGCCCAGGCTTGGCCGATGTTTTGCTGCGTCACCGGTATGTTCTGCTTCTGAAGCTCATCGCTGATGGCCTTGGTCGTAGCTAGTGGGATGGTGGACAACTTGATTTCGTGTCCGCCCTCGACCGTGACATAAGCCGTAGCTGCTTGCTGCGGTGTGAGCGTGACAGCCGGCACGTTCGGCTTGTCGAACCAAAATGTACGATGCCGAGTCACCGTGTCGTCGATGACACGCTTCATCACGTCATCGCGCTGCGTGCGATCCAGCGGGCGCTTCAACTTCTGCTGCTCCACACCGATCATCTGCTCGACCTTGTTGCGCGTAGCGACGATCTGCTTCTTCATGTCGGTGTCTTTGCTGGTGGTGTCAAGACCAGCCGCGTTGGCGAAGTCGTTGAACTGATCGGCGTCGATCTTCGCTTCCGACAGTAGCGTGCCGTTCTTCGTATAGGCATCCCATTTGTCGAGTAGGTGCGCCGTATTCTGATCGCCGATCTTGGGCCGCAGGTTCACTACCTGATCGCGCGTCATCCCGATGAGTATGTCGGGATTTGAGAGCTGCATCATCGCGTCGACGCCATCGGTGTTCAACTCCCCACGAGCGATGGCCTGAATGCGCTTCTGCTGCGTGCCGTCGAGCGCCGCCCACTCCGGTGTCTGCTGCACCTGGGCAATAGTCGCGCCGTTTATCAGCATCGTATTGATCTTCGCTTCGCGGTTGTCCACGCGCGCCCGGATGCCGTTGGTCCGGTCGTTGTTGATCTGATCGATTTCCGTGAGCGCGGCGTCACGTGCGTAGATATTGCTTTTCAGCTCAGTGCGAATGCGCGCCTTCATCTGATCGATGTTCGACACATCCGTGTCGGACTTCGGGCCGTCGCTGACCCACACGTTTTGCGCGGTAGCCGCTCCGGTGTAGGCTGAAGTTGCGCGCTCGGCGAACTGGCCGATCTCCGCGCGCTGACTGCCGGCGATCTCCTGCTCGTGCGCTTTGAAGTAATCGTAAGCGCCGGCCTTGTTCTGCACAGCCAACGT